CTGGTTCGCGTCAACGCATGTCCTTGTGGTCATTACAGAGGCTTATCCTGTTGCGGGGCGGATCTGGGCTAATTTTTACAACACCGGTGCTTGGGACGGGTGGCATCAGACATAAGCAATCGGGCTATATCTGCCGCCATCCGTCCCAGACGTAATTGTTATAGAAATTCGTCCAAATTCGACCGCTTGGGAAGTTCCCGAACAGCCATACCGCGATGTGCTTATCCGATATGATCTGCACATATCGAACGCACATAATCGTCGATGCGCTCTCTAGCTCGCCCGGAAGGCCGTAAGCGGTAATACCAGCTCCAGGGTCTTTTACGACTCTACAAGGCTTGCTCGTCCAGTGGTCGGGATCAGGTGAGACAAGCAAAACGTTATTGAGGTAGCTGGTCGGTAATATAGGATCGTTAAGTCCCTGGAATATGGAATTCCGAAGGGCAGTATCGAGCTGCGTTTCGCCCACCGCACCGTCGGCAATATTCTCGGTTTCCACAGCTTTAAGTGCGATTTTATCGCTTGTGATAGCACGATCGTCGATATCATCAGTGTTGTGAGTGTGACTTTTCGCTGCGAAAATATTTTTGAGCCCGGCGAAGAATGTGACCAGTCCCGTGCCATTCAAAACGTTTGCCGACTTAACAACTGCATCGTTCAAGATTTGATCGATCGTCGAACTATCAAGAGCTTGGTTGATAAGGTTCTTGAATGTGAACTTAAAATCTTTAGCGGTATCCTCGCCCGATGCTTCGATGTCGACGCTAGGCTCTCCGCCGTCATCTACATATTCTGATGTTACATTACCGAAACCGCCATCCTTACCGACGACTTCGCCAATCTCTTTCCAAGGCATCTTATTCTCCAATCATTACATAGAGCTGTTTGTTCTCTATTTTGAAATCGGGTACGAACGTACCCTCGTTATAAACGACCCCTAATACGCCGTTACGAATCTCGAACGCATACATGCCTGCGCCAAGTTGCACCACTACACCGTTATCGCCTTTAGGCCCTTTGATATTTGTGCTTTCTGGGTTGGGTTTGTCCTTATCGTTAGTCCACGAGAGCACACCATCTGTATCTACGCTAGGAAGGTAGGTGGCTCCGTCGAAGAAGCCCTCGCCTACCTTCCCCTCGAAATCAGCGATAGTGCTTTGTCTCAGAGCTTCGGCGCTTTCACGCAAAGCTTCATTTGCGACACGCTCTGATTCGTTGCTCGCACGTGTTGTCTCGTCACCGATACGAACATTCTCGCTCGCGATTCGCACAGCTTCATTCTCGGTGAGCTGACTCACGAGTTGGTTGTAGCTCGCTTTAACATCTGCGGTAGCGACAGTCTCGATGTATTCGATGGTATCGTCACGTGCTTCAAGCAGAAAATCGTACATGTCCTCATGTGTCGCAAGGCGCTTTACCGCTCCTGCAGCAAAGCAGATATAAACCGCTCTACCATCTTTCGCAACCGGATCGCCACTGAGAACAATGGCATATTCACCTGGCAACAGGCGCGTCTTGTCGAATTTATCGAAAATGCCTTTTCGCATTTGAATTGCCATTGTTCATCCTTTCAGATCATTTCATTTTTCCGCTCTTATCGAACGTGTAAGATTTTCCACCGATAGTAAGGGTTTGATCGCATGCCATGACTCCCTCTTTATCGGGTTGCAGGTAATACCAAACATCACCCTCTTTTAGCCACCCTGTACGCATTGCACATTCTGTGCCTTGACCTGCTTTATTGAGGTAATACCATTCGCCTTTATATTTGAGCCATCCAGTACGAGCAGAACCCTCAGGCCAGTCACCATCCTTCTTAGGATTGAGGTAATACCACTTGTTATCGATCTTCTTCCAGCCTGTTTGCATGCGACAGCTCTTGTCGAAGTGATACCAATACCCGTTCACCTTCTGCCATTTGTTCTTGATCGCATACCCTTCTGAATCGAAGTAATACCAAGCATCTAGGCGAAGCCATTTCTTAACAGGCCACTTACCATTGCTTTGCATGAACCACCAGCCTTTGGGATACTCGATCCAAACACCAGTTTTCATCTTTGCCGATACTGCTTCTTTGAATTGCCTCCAAGTCTTACCATTTGCTTTGAAATAAGGAACGGGGTCGGTGTGATCGGAGCCACCCCACTTACGCGAGCACTCGTCATGTGACATCATGCGATCTATACCCCATCCACGCTTCAAAAGATAGTAAGCGCAAAAATCAACTGCGGTGTTCCAAGTCTTTCTGAACTGCTCAGCAGTCTTTCCTTCACAAATCTCGATATTTACGCCATATCTATTGCCGTTGCCGACCGCGTAAGCCAAACGCGTATCAGGTACCGTGTGATAGACAACACCTGTCCAATCGCTCACATATTGAACGGCGTATTTCCAGTCACCACGCGAGTAGAGCACACGATGATTCCAAGCCGTCGCTCCTGGATTGGCAGTCGAATGAACGAAGAGGTACTTGGGGTTAAGATCGTCGTGCCCGTTATTAACAATATCTGTAATAAGCTTCATAAACTATTCGCTCTCCTTACCGATGCCGAGAAGCTGTTTGAACGCCTCGTAAAGGCCAGTCGATGCAAGACCGCTGATAAGACCCGCAGCAACGACCGATGGCGTGATAGACATCGCATCCCATGCGCAGATGAGCACGCCGAGAACGGCAACGATTAGCGGGATGAAACGATTTGCTCGCTCATTACCGAAGTTCTTGATAACGAGACCCACTACCAGGCAGATACCTAATGTGATCGGCGATATGAATTCTGTGATAAATGACAAGTCCATTGTTTCCTCCTTAGTTCGGGTATGATTTCATTTCCAGTACGTCCTCGTAGAGGGCGGTACGTGTGCCATTACCGCCTAAGCCGTGGTAGGCGTTGTATTTGCGCTCGAATTTCAGCTTTTCGTCAGGTGACGCATAGCCCTGCTCTACGAGACGAGCATGTTCTTTATCTAACGCGTCTCCAAGAATCTCCCTAAGAGCGAAATTCTGAGCTTCTTGCATTGCCCTAAGCTCTGCGTCTTCTTTGCGCTTCTTTTCGTACTCTTCGAGATGTTTCACAAGCTCGCTGTGCTCTCCTCGAAAATCTTTTAGCTTGTGCCAGGCGTAGCCGCATACAGCTATGACTGCTGTAGATGCAATGCCTGGAAGAGCTGAGAAAAGTACATGGATGAATTCTTCCACGGTGCATCAATCCTCGAACATCCAGTCGAGCTCTAACAATTCAGTTCCGCTCAAAAGACCTATGGCTTGCTCGTATTTAAGAGTGACAAGATTGACCTCTTGCTCGATCTCTGCATAAGGGCGAAGCTCTTTGAGGAATTTAGGAAAGTTCTTGGATTCGGTAGAAAGCGCAATTTCACCTGTCCCTTTCTCTTCTTTATCGAGAACAGGACTCCCGTATTTTGCGATCAGCTCATCGCGCTTCTGCGTGTATTCGTATATTGCATCCGACATGAGTCGTGTATTGCGAGCAGCCGCATATCCAATTACATTCGTGTGACATAGATACTCCTCTAATTGCATCAAAAGCTTTTCTATTTCAAAATTTCTTAATTTCATTCTTCTTCCTTTCACAATCGCTAATAGTAGGAAACGTTTGTGAGAAGTCCATTGCGAAACTCCAACGTCGTTCCGTGAGACTTGCCGTTGGACTCTCGCCTTTCGTTGACTGTAACAAGCTCATTTTTTGCTCTAAAAAGGTGGTATTCGTTGTGTTCGTCTCGTCGTTGTACAACAGCTAAGTTTGCGCCCAGGGCTATAAAAGTATGGTCAAGCAAGAGACCGCATCGTTTTGTGCTCGCATCTACTGCTGCAAAAGAAATAAAACCTTGATCTGAACCAGTAATGCCACCTTGTAAACGACCTTGTTGTAATTGAGTGTATTGAGAACCGTGAGAAGTACGTATTTCATATGGATTGATTCTTATAATTTCGCTTTCCCCGTCGTCACCTGTGCCGCTATAGTAAATCGAAGTATCATTGATAGTGAAACCGCCGATAGTGCCTTTCTTTACTACCAATTCACCCCTATTGCTAAGCTTGGAATAAGTCGAATCCCACCAAAACTGACCTTCCTTTACATCGGCGCAAAATATAGTCTTCTGCGTATCTTTATCGCGGACACGAAGTGAGCCAGTATCGATATGGTCGGCGTTGATTCCAACGGCATAAATCGAATTAAGAATCGCGTTTCCCCACTTGTCGAAGCCGTAGTCGTAAGTCTTGCCACCATTCGTGCTAATACCCAGACCAGCTGAATTGATCTTCCAAACGAAGTCAGATTGACCAAGTGTCGGTTTGTCATGGAGCAGATACGTTACGCTCTTGTCTGACTCGATCTTCTTGGTCGAATACATACCGCTCGAATTCTCTAAATCTGCATTGAGCTTTTCAATAGCAGTTTCACGAGCTGTTTTTTCATTCTTCAGCCTATTCTTGAGGTCTTTAAGAGCCTTAGTGGCATTGCTCGAGCTACCTGAAGCATTGCGCAAAGGTGGCTCAGCGTCGCACGAATAAGCGGCATAAGCACCAACCTTATACGTCACATTGGTGAGATATCCTTTATGCACGTTTTGATAGCGGTCGGTTATCGTTACTGCATCCCCTGGTTCAACACGTGGATCACCATGACATGAGGTATCGAACGGACGAAAAGTAAGTCCTAGAATTTGATTCGACAGAGCTTCTGCAACTGCTCTAGCTTGCCCGTAAGCAATAAATGGATTGTCTTCGATCGTGAGCACGTAGTCTTTAGCGCCCACAAATACGGTCTCTCCGTCGCGACCGCTTCCCTCTTCTACTACTTCATCACAAGCTGTTACTTGAATGCCGGTTATCACAACATCGTCGGTCATTACTGTCGCGCTCGTGTAAGCGAAAACATTTACGATCTTTCCAGCATCGAATGTGCCGCCATCATATGTATCACCAGAGCTGTAATCAAGGAAATTACCGCCATACGCATCATCGCCAGACTGATACGGATTACCATCATCGAACTCTTCACCATCAAGCCAGTCCTCAGCATCGAACACAGATGAGTCGTACCAAGACAGTTCTAGCTTGTCCTCGTTCGTGATGCGAACGTAGTTACCAGTAGCCTGCGCGATATACGACAGCGCATCTCTGCATGTCATGTCGTCCTTCTCAGGCGTTTGCAATATAAGATCATGATTCGCGAACTGCCTATACAACAACGGAATACCGCAGCGTTCGCAAATATCCGACACTACAGAACCTGCCTGTGCTGGATACACAATGCTAAGATCGCCGAATGGAACATCGAATTTGACCATTGAATCTACCGCAGAGATGCCAATGGTCGCGCTATAGGCCGATGGTTGCTCGATCCAATACGCGCCTTTGCGCAGCCACTCGATGCTGCCATCTGCGAGATCGAAGCCGATAAATGGCTCAATCTTCGCATCAGTGAAATCGAACTCATCGAATTTCCGCTCGAAGTTATTGAGTGTACAAGTAAACGAACCCGTGATCGCCGCACCGATGTCAAAAGAACCTGTGGAAGAGGTGCCATGAGAGAATGTGAAGTTATCGCTCACGAAATCATCGCCGCTAAGTTGATGCACTGAACCATCAGCAAGCGTGAGCGTTGCTTTAACGCAAGGTATCGCACCTTCTTGTGCCAACAATCTGTATTCAAACGACGTGCTTAACATTTATACCTCGATGATGTCGAATGACAACGTTGCGAAACGCGTACCTTTTTTCTTCAGCTGAAACCATTTGACCGGAGCTGTTCTGTCACCCGCATAAAACCTACGTGTGATGAATTGACCATCCATCGCATCCCAATAGCGAACGTAAAAGTATTCAGGATTGAACGCTTTCAATATCGTCGATATTTGAGCGTCGGTGAGCATGACCCAAGTGATCTGCAACTTGCGCTTTTGTGACGTGCGCATCTTATACATCGGGTTTCCTGCCGCAAGCGTGCGGCCTGCATCAGATGATGAGATGTCTTGCAGTCCCCAAGTAAGCGATTGTGGATCTGGATGAATCTCGACCAAACTATTAACGCTTGGTCCTACCGAGAGCATTGCCGTCATGAGCATCACACTCCAAAAGAGGGAGCAAGCCCTCGACTCTGTAGTGTTTTGACATTCTTGATTGTCTTGCGAGCAAGCACTTCCCCATCGAGATTGATGGTCAGTTCAATAGGACGGTCTGATTCTCCACCGCCACCTGTTACTGCGTGCGCCTGAATAACAGCGTTATACACACCAGCTTCGATGCCTTCAACGATCTGATTATTGTTTGCAACAGTAGTATGACTGCCCATCTTACCGACCATCTCAGGACCACTCTCACGAGCGACGAAAAGCTGCCCTGCATTGATGCCGTAACGTCCTTCGGCGAGATAAGGAATCTGAGGAACATTGAGCCATTGCAAGCCACCAAACGGACGCATACCAAGCACCTCAAAGCCTTTGATCTTCGAAATGATTTGGTTGATGCCGCCGAATATCCAATGCAAAATACGGTTAATACCTTGAAACACGCTATTGACGATGCTTTTGAAAGCTCCCCATAACGACGATGCCACACCTCCGAAGAAGCCTCCTACAGCACTGAATATCGAAGAAATCTTGTTCCAAGCATTTTGCGCAAAAGAGACTACACCGTTCCACAAGCCTGAGAAGAACTTCGATATGGGCTGAATGATCGTGTTATTGAACCACGATGCTGCAGCGTTCCAAGCGCCGCTTATAACGCTCCAAGCAGTTTTAGCTATCGTTGAAATGACATTCCAGGCTGTTGTGAAGAAATTAACGAGCGGAGTGATTATCGTGTCATTGAACCAGGTTGAAGCAATCTCCCAAGCTGCTTGAATGATCATCCAGCAACCTTGGGCAATAACAGCAATGTTGTTGAATACGGGTTCGATGAAAGCCCACACTGCACTGAAAATTCCTGTGAAGAAATCAATCGCAGGAGCGAAGAAATCGCAAATAGCTTGCCAGGCATCACCTGCTGCAGTAGTTATTCCTTCCCACAAACCCGAGAAGAAGCTCGCCACAGGTTGAATGACATTGGTATTGAACCACTCGCCAATACCAGCGAAGAATGCACAGATCGCATCCCAGTTACTGTATATTGCTGCACCAATCGCCACCAGCGCGCCGACGACTGCAGCAATGATGAGCGGAATGGGACCACCGATAAGCGCTGAGAGAGCAAGACCGATAAGTCCGATGCCAGCAACGATCAAAGCGACATTAGCAGGAGTAGGTCCGTTCTCAATAAAATCCTTGAAGCCTAGTACTACAGCAGCGATACCACCGGCGAGCAACACGAACGGCGCAATAGCCATCGAAACAGAAGTGCTGAGAGCCATCAAAACGCCGAAAACAAGACCGAGGCCTGCTAAGAACAGTGCGACATTGGCTGGTGTAGGCCCTTGGTCTAGCATGTCCTTGAACGCAATAACAACCATCGCAACGCCACCGACTATCGCAGCAAGCGCCGCTAAAAACGGTTGACCCATCAGAGCAAAACCACCGATAACAGCAGAGATTCCTGCAATCATGCCGATTACATTGCTGAAGTCCACCCCGTTGTTCCACGCGTCGAATGCCTCTGTGACGAACAGCACAGCACCAGCAACCGTCATAACGATTCCGAATAGTTTCTTTCCCTGCTCCCCTAAACTGGATGCGATTTTCCATGCGGCAAGACCAGATGCAACAGCACCGATATAAGGTAAGAGCTTCACCATACCCTGAGCCATCTCATCGGTCATAGCACTGAGATTGTCTTTCAAGCCTGCTAGGAAATCGTATTGCTCGAGAGGTATATCGAGACCTCCACCACCTGCGCCAGCTCCGCCTGTGCCTGTGCCTGAACCTGAGCCTGAATTGTTCTCAGGGGTATCATTGAGCTTATTCAGCTCGTCGAAGCCCATAACGGTGTTCTTGTACTCCTGGGCACTCTTTTTCGCTTTCTTGGCGCTCTTATCGGCATTGTCGAGCGAGTCTGCAAGCGCATCAGTACCGCCAGTAGAGATTCCGCTCGTATCGAGCGTTGAATAATCGACCTCGAATTTGAGATCCCATCCGAAAATCGACGCGATCGACTCGGCGCAAAAACGAATCGCTTTGGTGAAAGCGATCACGTACGGCAATACCGCATTGAGCATCGGAATGAACAAATTGCCGATAGCTCGTGCAGCAAGAACGATCTGCGATTTGAGCACACGTAATTGATTTGCAGGCGACATGATAGTACGAGCCATATCCCCGTGCGTTTGTGTGACCTGGGTCATAATAAGGTGATAACGCAACCCAACCTTCTCGGCCTGCGTCATGCTCTGCACACTCTTGTCGATACCGAGCTTAGTAGCTTCTAACTGCATACGAGCATTCGACAAGTCCCAACCAAGACGGCGTAGTGGCTCAAGCTCTCCTGCAATGCCTGACTGGATCTTGAGCATCGCTGTGTCAACATCTAGGTTATAGAACGACGCGATATCGTATCCAAGCTGGGTCATTTGTTGAGACATGATCGCTGCACGATCTGCTGTTTCGCCCATACCAGTCATAAGCGTTTGAAAAACACCTTGATTTCGTGCCCATTCTCCGAAGTCAATTCCAAGCGCATCTTGAATCTTCATGCCATATTCGGTAGCAGCTTGGGTGTACTTGCCCATGGACGCTTCGAACAAGTTCATGTTCTCGATATAGCTATTTACATTGCCGATGGTTGCATCAAATACACCCGTGAAACCAGCGAAGCTTAACAAGCCTGTTGTTGCGCTTCTGGTCCACAAACCGAACCCGCTAGCAACAGAACCAATCGATGTTCCAAGTCGACTATTCGATTTTTCAAGCGCTTTATTTGACTCGCTCAAATAGCGATTGCTTGCCGCTACAGATCGAGCAGCCGTGCCAGCGGTCTGCATCGATCTTGGAAGCGATTTATATGCCGATGCCAACCTGCTGATGTTGATTGCAAGAGGTGCGATCTTCCTGTTAAGGTCTCCGATCTGCGTAGCTAGAGCAGACATGTTCAGTTTTTCGTATTCTTTGAATACAACTGGAAGCTGTTGCAGATTGTTTACCGTGCTTTTAGACAGACTCACACCTTTTAAGCCGCTAAAAGCAGTGCTTATATTCCTAAGCTTGGCGACAGATCCTGCCGGTATCATTTCCAACGCATCTGCGATACCTTTTAGGTTCTTGGATAACGTGCTGCTAACCTTGACACCTGACAAATCTTTAAGACCTGACAGGTTTACCTTGGAGAGCGCACTATTGAGTAAATTGATCGTATGATTGAAAGAAATAAGCTTTGGGCAAGTTGTGCCAAGCTTCGTCTCTAGGTTGCCGAGCTTATTCACAAGAGCGGTAAGGCTATTTACTGCTCTGTCAGTAGTGCTCGATACTTCGATAGACAAGCTATCGATGCTACCGTCAGCCATGATACGCTCCCTTCATTTCGCTTGAAGAAAGCGGAACCTCTTCGCTTATGTTCCCTCTTTGATGCTCTGGTTGATATCGACAACCCTTGCGCCGAACTTTGCGAGCATCTTTTCCATCTGAACCTTTTCTTTTTCTTCTTCGATTTCCTTGCGTCTTTCAGGTGACGAGAAAATAGGTTCTGATGGGTAGTCGTGTTCGACACCTTTGCCGAACTCCCTGAAAGCCGGTGAGGCTGCAACTAGCGCTTCTAAGACATAGACACCTTGTCGCCATTCGTCATAGAGCTTGTTATCCCTGCGAATCTTCATCGCCTCGCGATACGATTCAGCAAGTCGCGCATCACCGTGCCAAAATTCTTCTGCACTCATACCTATCGCTAGGTAATCGGGCAGCACCTTCCAAAACACTTCCTCTACAGAAGTATGTTTAGTGTTGCTGAAAGGCTCTAAAGAACCTTCCAGCTCTGCGCTTTTCCCTCTTCGGGATCATCCATCAAGGTAGAAACCGTTTCGGCATACATACCCGTAAGCGCCTCGAACAGCTTGTCTTTGTTCTCCATCGCCGCAAACAATCTCTTCACTTTACCTGGCTTGATCTTTTGATGATGTTTCAAGAATGCCGCGTGAAAAAGCGCCGGAAAATACGTGACCTTACCGTTGAGTATTTCAGTGAGCGAAATACCCAATGATCGTTCTGCGATCTCAGCGCTTCGCCGATCGAACTCAAGAGTGTAGGTCGATCCGTTATTTTCAAATTCAATCTTGCTCATTTGCGAAACCTCTTTCCTTTATCATTACTACGCTTCGTCTGCTACGTCTCGGATCTCTGAACTAAGCGCGAACGAAATACCCATGTCAACTGCCGAAGAAACGCCAGCGCCCTTTACGTAGGCGGTAAGCTCTGCTTCGAACTCAAACTTGCCCCAAGATCCGTCAGGGGTGAGCACACCTGCCGTTTCAGTGCCGCCGAACCAAACAGCATATGTTTCAGTTTTGCCTTCAAGCGCTTTGCACTTTGCATAATCGCTCTTGTCGTAGTTCGCCGTGAACTCAAGAGCGCCAGGATCGAGAATGTCTGGCAAACCTACCTTTTGCTTATGCGAAAGCGTTGTAGTATCGACTACATCAGGTGCACTTCCGAGATCGGGAAACTCCTTGATGTCGATAAGCTTTTCGAACGTATTCCCCGTGGTCTTGTGCATGAGGAACGTTTTATAAGATGTGTGGGCCATGATTACCTCCCAAAAAAGACGTTGTTCTTATTCACATTTCCTGTGAAACGCGCCGTCATGCGATAGATCGTCGGGTCGGCTACGTTATCCGTAGGGCGCGAGAAGACCCGATTGAAATTCAAAAAGCGCAAGCGGTCATTAACAATCGCGATTATTTGCTTGCACTCCGTTTTGCCTTTTGATTCGGAATTGCTATACACATCGATCGTGTAAGTGAGCGTTGCGGCATTCTCATCGCCAGATGAGTCATTCCTGGTTTCATCCTCGACATTTGTCGTTTCGATGATCGACACTGCTGGGAATTGAGCAGGTACTTCAACGTGCTCAGATGAAACAAACGCATCTGGGAAATCGGCGTATATTCGTTTAGCGAGATCGCTATAAATATCAATCTCCACATCGATCATGCGCTAAACACCTCTTTCGCTATCTTCAATACGTTTCTTCTCATTTCCGCACCAGATTGAGCCATGAAGCCCTGTGGCTTCTGACCGCTCGTGATGCGCCACCTGGACTGCTTCTCGTCGAAATAGACCCATGAACCATCGGGGTTCACATGAGAACTTCTACTGCCTGGGGATCCCGCCCAGGCTGGCTTATCACCTGGATAAGACCCACCCGCGCCGACCACACCTGTTCCGAACTCGACATACGCCGCATATCCGCAATCAGCAATCACCAAGTAATCTCGATCGCCTCTACGCTTGTACGAAATGCTCGAACGAAGCTCGCCGCTCTCGTCGTGGTCGATGCTGGTAACAGCAGCCTCAACACCGATTTCAGCAAGCCTTCTACACAGTTCGTCTGCTCGAGCTTTTAAGCTGTCGCGATAATTCGTAATCGCTTCTCTCAATTTCAAAACCGAAGAAACCGAAAGATCAGCTTGTAACTTCACTTCGTCACATCAACTTTCTTAGCGGCGATGATTGTGTAATCGCCTTGCCTTACAACGCGTGTCACGACATAGTCATGAGGCTGAGCCGTTTTGTTCTCGATCCAAAGAACGTCAGATTCGCAAACTTTGAAATCATGATCATCGACAGTAAGCGTTCGGTCATAATCGACTTTTTGTCCGAAATAATCGTTTTGCGCGTTGCCTCGATCTGCTGAAACCGTTGGGAAGAACTCATCAGGCCCACTTCTTACAACCTCGTTGCGTCCTGTAAACCTGCCTTGTTCATCCTTGACTGGTGTAGTTTCAACAAACCGCGCAATATGAACGCTTCTGCGATCTCGGTCTAAGCACCTCATTGTGGTACTCCTACGTGAGAGATCATTCCTCTGAAGTAGCTCGAAGGAATGCCGGCAGATTCATATCCTCTGCTCACACCGCTTTCGCTATGCGATACCTCACCTTCCGAACCGCGACGATTGACGAGGTAAACGGCAATCTCAACGGTTTGTGCGTGATGCTTCTCAGGTACGTTTTCCCACTTCATATCTGCATATGGGAACAGTTTACGAACGACAGCTCCCTTAGCGATTTCAAGATAGTGAGGCACAAACTCATCGAAACGCGTGTCTGCAACAAGAGCTTTGACCGCAGTTGCCATTTCCTCGTCAGTCATCGCTAGCTCCTATCGGATGCCTGGAGTGATGAGCTTACCGATCGGAATTGCGCGAGCATCCGAGTAAGCCATGCCCCAGTTGGTCTTGTTTGCGATCTGGGCATCGGTAGGAGAGTCGGTGTACGAAGAGGTAGGCTTCTTGAAAGAGAAACCATCGGGGTGAATGGTCTCACGAAGACGATTCACGATGAAATCCTCGCCGCCATTCTTCAACGCATCGCGTCCGACCTCAAATGGATTTTGAACTGGAGCCGAACCGTGGCGCAGCGCACCTTTGGCAAACAGATACGTGTTATACATCGCAGGCTTCGCCTCTACAGCAGGCGTTTCGCCCTTTGCAGGTTCGCCGGGCACAGCAGCAGTACCACCTACACCATCCCAAACCACGGTAGGAATGCCGTTGATCTCGAAAATGTTAAGTTCGCGGGTAATGCCATTCGGATCGGTGTACTTCAAATACTCGACGCGCTGCTTATCCTCGAAGAACTGAGAAACCGAAGAGTGCATAACGGCAAGTCCAATGCAGCTCTTCTTATCGCCGAACATCATCTGCGCAGAGTCAGACAGTGCGCAATCGGTAAGCTCGTCCATGGTCACAACATGATCGGACATTCCGCTCAACTGCAGGCCAGCATCAGTGATCGAGAGCATCGTCTTTTGGCGATATGCGTGCCAATAGCGACCCGTACGCGAACCCATGGCCTGCATAGGATTAAATGCAGTGAAATCAGAAGCGAACTGACGCGCTCCCCAAGCCTTTGCGCGACCGAACACAACGCCCGTTTGCGATCCACCAGAGAGCGAATCAACGGTAATGTCGGTTCGACCGTCATAGTTCACGGGTGCGGAATCGTAATCGAGAAGACCATAGAACGGGATCGTATAGAGATCACCACCGTTCTTGATCAACTCATTGATGTACGAGTCCTCGACCATTACGCCCGACTGGATGAATGCTTCGTTGAGAAGGTCTGGCTCTTCCTGAACGTACATGCCGAAAATCTCAGCATCGAAGGGAACGGACATGTTCCCCAAAGTAAGTGTTTCTGCCATAACTTATTAGCCTTCCTGTAACTGTGAGAGGATGTCGGGATTCGATTCCTTCATCGCGAGCTGATCCTTGTAAGGCATCTTCAAGAACTCCGATTTCTTCATAGAGATCGAGCCTCCATTACCGGCAGGATCACCGAGCTTCGGATTCGCTTTGAGCAGAGCGTCTTTTGTCTCCTTCTCGACCGCTTCGCGTTGTTTAGTGACCGTATCGACGATGCGCTGAGCGTTAGCCTTAGTAACGTCGCCATCTGCGTTCGAGACCTGCTTTACAAGCTCTTCGATCTCATCTGCGTCGAAGCACCCTGCTCCAACGAAGATCGCCTGTGCTTCAAGCTGGTTCTTTCGAAGATTGAACTCAGCCTCGCGCTCTTCAGCGGCCTTTTCACGTGCTGCGATGCGCTCTTCTGCACTCATCCCCTCTTGAAGCTGCTCTTTGGTCTTCTCAAGCTCGGCTTTAAGACCTGCTTCGCTCACCTTGGCGGCTTCAAGTGCTTCTTGCACCTTTGAACGCTCGCCGTTAGATTTCTCGAGCTGCTTCTTCAGCGGGTTAATCTCTTCTCCGATCTTGTTCAAGATCGAGTCGATCTCTTCCTCGCTTGCGTTAGGGAAAATCTCCTTAACATCTTCTCGTTTCATTTGCTTCCACCTTCCGTTACGCCGATTGGTAACGCGGTCGGCACCGCTCGGTCAGTTCGTTTGCTACTTGACGCTGTAGCCGCTATGCAATCGCAGCATTCGCTGCGTTATCACCTTGTGGTTCAGGAACACCCGCTTGTGAGCCGATGGATTTTGGCTCTATAGGCGCAGGCTCTGGTAAAACAGGCGCATTCGATCTTTGCTCGTCCATGTATTGCTTGGATTGCAGATAAGCCGCTTCTGGGTCTGTGAAAAGACCGCACGCCTGGAATGCAAGCTGCGGGTGAATCTTGTCGCAGGTGAGCATCGTAGTGAGAACTTGGCTCTTGACCAGAATGTTCTCGTAATTGCGCCGATTGAACGTAAGCTCGATATCTCGAATACGAAGCGAAAGATCGATCTCCTTCGCCTGCTTGCAGATGTTCAAGATCACTCTCAAGAAATTGCGCTCTGCACGTTTGAACTGCAGCTCATAGGATTTGGCGTGCGATTCAGCGAGTGTCCAACCATCGCGCAAAAGAACCGCTGCTCCCGTGTCCGAAGTGGATCCACCTTGACCATTGCGATTCGGCATGCCGCAGATATTCACGATCGCCTGATAAAGGTCCTCTTTCGTTACCTGCGTGCTCGTTTGATCGAGATCGTTCTTGATGACATCTACTTCTGCCTTGCCTTGAGCATCGTCGGTACTCGTGACCTGCACTGCACCGAGCTGAAGCATCGCGACGAATTCCTCTTCAGTAACCGCGCAATTTACGAACTTCATGAGTGCTTGAATGGTCTGCTCGATACCATCAAGCCTGTTGGATTCGACTGCGTTGATAGCGTCGAGCAGTGGCAACACTGGCTCGAATACGCCCATGCGAGCGTTATTCAGCCTATATTCGACGATAGGAATAGCGTTGTAGGTGTGAGCTTCACCAGCGCCTTCGCCGTTACTGATGTTGTTATCTACGATTCTGAAGAACTTGTCTTTGGTAAAGCAGCTATAGGTTGTCTTATCACTGTGCACATCCTTACCGATCCACACTGCCATGATCGGCTTGTGATGATGTGCGCTCGAATAGACAACGTAGGTGATGCGAGGATCAAGCGTATAAATCTCAAAAGGAGCGCCGCCATCTTCGATATCCTCGGCTTCATCCGCTTCTGCCATACGATACCCAAGACCACCGGCGCACATCCACTCGAACAGATCGCGATCGCAACTATCCTTGTCCTCGGCGAACATGAGCGTGTTAAGCTCGTTCACATCATTGAGACGAGGGTTCTCGCCACCCTCCTTCTGCTCTTCCCCTTCATAAGTTCGACAGGTATATTGCAGAGGTTCTGCAAGCTGATAACCGATCTTGAACATCACGATCTCTTGAGCGTGATTCTCGACGATCTTGTTGCAGATTTCAGGGCGTACATCCTTCGTGCGACCCAAGATCGGCTGAACGCCTTTGTAGTAATTCCACAGATAATCGATCTGTGCGAAATTTAACTTAGCTGCAGGCAATGTGAAATTGAGAGCATCGACGACATTCGTTTCATCGATCTGCTCGTAATCGGCATAGATGACCGTGCGACCATTGAAGTGCGGACGATTGTCACCCGCATCTGATTTGATTACAGGTGTATCGATCTCAGTTTGAGATTCGCCTACGTTCTGCTCTGTCGCTACGGTATCGGTCAACGCATAAGCCTTTCGATTGGTTTATGCGGCTTGCTCTGGATGGCGAAGGAGGGATATTCGCTTGTCGACTCAACGACAGCACCCAGAGCGTTGCCACAAGGCGAAGAGGTTCCGCCGAGACCGATACTCGCTGTTCAAACGTGCTAAAACAACGAATTCCGCTTTAATCCGCTTTGATACGCTTTAATCCGCAATAATCCGTTTTAATACGCAATCGAATGACTACCACGGGCGCTTGACTGCCTTTACGCGCGTGGCGCTCATCGAAGTGGCGAGGCGCTTGAGCATGCTGAGCGAATCAGGAGCGTCATCATGCTTGTTCTTTCCTTCTGTCGTGTAATGCGTGAGCATCGACATGAAGCGCTTCATGTCTTGCGAGGCGATCTCTTTCGGAAATACGACATGCTCTTTGATCCACATCGAATCGACCAAAATGCGCGTCTCTTTATTCTCGTTCGAATACTTCTTTCGAATGTCGATCGAATGGCCTGCTAGCTTGCATGCTTTCTTCGTGTCATCAGCAATGCGCCCACCAACATTATTTGACTCGAAACGCGCGATACCCACATTATTGCGAATGAGCGCATTTGCGATCTTTGGCTCTACAACTTCGGGCAAGCTGTTATCGCAAACAACATCAACTAAGTAGTAATCATTGTCATAGATTTCAACGATGGGCAAAGCGGCGTAGTCCTTGCCCTTGTCTTTCGTGTCGCACGCGGCGATCGTCCCGTCTGGCTCGCGATCGGGAAGCTTGTCGTAATAACGCAAATTCTCACGAGCGAACATGAGACCGCCGATATAACGTGGCGCGCCCATATACTTCGCCCACCACGAATCCTCTTCACCTGCTTCGACAAGCGATTCGCGCATGTCCTCGTAATACTCGGTGGAGAAACCAAGACCGTGTAGATAGACGAAATTCGACTCACCGTTCTCATTAAGAGCAGGCATGACCGTGAACCGATACCTAGGATTGTCTTCATACTGCTCTTCGATGCGCCCGATCGGGTCATTCGGAACCCACCTGGTAGCTACGAAGAGCTGCTTCGCTCCGTCGTTCATGCGGTCTTTTAGCTGATTGAGATAGGTCTGATAGAGCTTATCCATTCGCTCTGATGACAATGCTTCTTCACGGTCGGATACGAGATCGTCGGCATACAATAAAGCGTCTTTACCTACCTCGACCGCGCCGGTCAAAGTGCCATCAGCAGATCGACATGTCAGGGTAGGAAACCTGCTCTTACGCATAAGATTGATGGTCTCATCAGCCATAGAACTAGCGACCAACACAGCATCAGGAAACACCTCGTTGAAACGATATGTGTAATTATCCGAAATGATAGAGAGCGCTTCTACATGGAAGCCTTTGGTGAGCTTATCTGAATGACCCGTCATAAGATTCGCTGCAAGCGGATTATTACCCATTTCGAACGTGAGGAAGAAGATGCAGAGCGTAGATTTGCCGACACGTGGTGGCATCGAGATAGACAAGAAATCTAACTTTCCGTCATGAAGATCCTGAAGATCGTGCACTACTTTGATGAGAACATGCCTGCGCGGTCTGTAGAACTGCTTCTCTGGATCGCGATTCCATTCCATGAAGAGCATGTAAGAATCGAAATCATCAGACGCAAAGAGCTTCAATATACTTTCGATAAAGGACATGAATCTTCTAGCGGTAGCAAGGTCTGTTCCGAAACTGCCTACTTTTGATTCTGCTGTTTCTCGAAGCGTTCTCGCATAAGCACGTGCTTCGAATGGGTGGTCTTTTTTGAATTTTGGAAAAATTGAAAGAGCATCTTCGAATGGCTCTGGTGTGGTCGCATTTTCAGCGACTAATTGAATCTCATCGAGAATGATCTGAGTGTCCAAACAGAACACCTCCGTAAATAAGAAAAGGTCTCGTCTTCAGCGACGAAACCTCTTCTCAAACGGTGCCTGCTATGTCCCTCTCAGCTACCGAACTTTGGTTTAATTATATGGCATGGTGGTTTTTGCCGCTGCGATCGGGTAGCAGGTTCTTCGATTCCACCAACGTTAGGTCCTACTTCTGCCCAAGACTCCTTAGGAGCTAAGATCGTTTGAAAATACCCGCAACCATCGCACTCTTCGTACATCGCGTTTGGATTGAGGGTAGGTCTTAGCACCAACAGATGCTTCGCGCATTCGGGGCACAATCGCTTCCGCTTATCAAGCCATTCGAAATAAGGATTAAGCAACTTTCACCCTCCCCTCTTTCTTAATGTTGCGCCAAGTGCCCTCTGACACGCCGAGCCTGTGCGCAGCCTCTTTGTTAGTTATTTGATTCTGCTCTACAAGATGATAAAGCTCGACATACTTTTCTTCGTCAATAATGACTTTCGGACGACCCTCTCGATACCCTGGTTTCTGCTTTGCTACTGCTTTACCATCGGCTAGACGCTCAACGATCATGTCGCGATCGAATTCAGCCATGGCAAACATGACGGTCAGCATCATACGCCCAACAGGTGTGTTCTCTACGAGGCCCATGTTGAGCACACGAACAGACACCCCTCGGTCAACAAGATTGCGTACCGCAATGCAACCATCGATCGCTGTTCGCGCGATACGATCGAGCTTAGCCACAACAAGCGTGTCACCTTCGATAAGAAGAGAGCATAGCTCATCCCAGGCAGGCCTGTTCATCTTCGTCCCAGTGAATACATCCTCGAAGATTCGTTGCGATCCTGCTTCTTCTAATTTTTTGCGTTGAACTTCAAGCCCGAAGCCGTCTTCTTGCGACTTGCTCGAAACTCGTGCGTAACCATAAATCATCGCTATCACCTTACTCGAAATAGAGCTTTTAGCCTTTTCGCGATTTATTAGGTTTAGCCTCGAATTCGAAATCGCTATCGACGACGATCGATCCATTCGGAAGACGAGCGTCTTTCGGAACAATGACAAGATCGTAGCCAAGCTCATTCAATACAGCTGCGACGAAATCAACCTTTGGTGTCGAGTCATCTATCAAACGTCGACTGAAAACCTGAGGATTTGGGAACCCGAGCGAGTTTCCGATGCCAGATTGCGTTCGTGGGCTTTCGGCGATAAGATCCTTCAATTTCTTGTTCACATTCATTGTTTCCTCCTTCGATGCGGTCTATTTTACTGATAATCAAGATTGTTGTCAACAGTTTTGATTATATGGAATATCTTTTTAATTTTTTCAGCTACTTATTGCACTTACCACGCGCGCTCACATTAAACCTATTTACTGCCCGGGGTGCCTGATCTGCCAGGTATTGCGGCCGATCTAGAACAACAAAAACTTGAAAGAATTTGCGCCCATTATTTCGCAAAATAAAATAATCAAAATTGTTTCATTATCCTATTGAACTTTAATCAATTTTGTTTATAATATAGATATAATCAAAAATGATTATATGATGAACCTTGAAAACCGCATAGAACCACAACTAGAAAGGATCTGAAATGAAACTATATGACATTGCGCTAAGCATAGGCCACACAGTGGGAACAACACCGACCCATACGCACCAACAAGTAATAGCCAAAGCGTGCGAGGTGTTGAATCTTAACAGCTATAGCGCTTGGGAGATCAACGGAATGTATAACGGGCTCCCGGAAAGCTCCACACGAATGGAGATCAACGCGCTTACAGAAACCGAAGCAAACGAGCTGCTTAACAATCTTGAAGAGCTTGCATACAAGCTAGAGCAGGAAAGCATAGCGGCAACAAAACGCGAATGCGAAAGCGTCCTTTATTTCGGCAAAGAATACGTTGAACGCATCAAGAAGCAGGCTTAAACAAAAACGCCCCCGCTCATGGACGAACAACAGCGGGGGCACTATCCGAAGACAAGAAAGAGGGTAACACAAATGAATGAACGAGTGAAATACGCAAAAATCGCAATTGAAAACACAAGAGAAGCTTATGAATTCGTCGAATTTGCCGCTTATGTGCCAAAGACAGCAGATAGCTATCTGAAATTTCAGCTTCTCAATTTTCAAGACTTCATGACAACTTGCAAACTGAAAATCCAAAACTGCTTCTTATGGTGTCCGATCGGTGAGGACGACATCACAACCGCTTTCGCTATGTGCGTAAACGAAGCACTGGAAGAGAACTAGAGGTGATCGACATGAAAAGAACCGAACCTTTTACAATCAAAGGACATTTAACCGCTCTTAACGGAACCCCTAAATCAATGCGCGGCGATGAGTGGACGCTTGCGCCAGGTAAAGGGATTTCCGTAGCGGAATACAAGCAGAAGCCCGCGACAAGATCAAACAAATGACCACGTGATACAATGAAGCCCCTACTCTTGGGACTTCACCTTTAGGAGTGATCGAAATGACCAAATACACCGTAAAATCCCAATTGAAAAAAGAAATAGGAGAATTCAACGCAGAAATGCGCGAAAGCATGATCAGCAAACACGGATCCGTAGCCAAAGCGTGGCTATACGTCTTCGCTGGTATTTTCAAATGGGTAGCTCTGATCTTCGCCGCTTTCATCGCGGCAATCTTGAATATGGCACGCAAAAGCTAAGTATATGAAACGAGGAAACAACATGAAACTACAAGAAGCTGAAGAATACGCGAAAAATGCAAATATAAACGCCGTAGCGGCATTCATTCAAGAAAGCGCCGATGAATACGACCGAATAAGCATTCAGATATTGAAAGAAACACTACTTCAAGCGTATATCGACCAAAACAGAGACATATAAATGAATCGCTATATCTTCTCAGACATTGACCGAATAACGAATCTATAAGAATTGAGCCCTGGTTTAATTGCCGGGGCTTTTCTTATTCCATGCTAGAACACTAACCCGCTTAGTGCGGGTTTTCTTATGTTCTATTAGCTATTCTAACGCTTTTCTAGGTGCTATTTTATGATTTTGCTAGTACCTATAGCACTTTCGCTAAAACGTGACCTTAGATTCGATGCTAGATACCTTAGAATCGATTTTTCGACCTATCAGTAGGCAACTAATCACCACTAGCGACATAATAAACGCCAAAAACGCAAGAAAGCCCCACCCGATCACGCCACAATGAGCGCGAATCGAGCGGGGCTTTTCTTATGCCCTGGGTCAGGTGTACAGGATCGCTTCTGCGAAGGCTTCGAGTGAAGACATAGTCGAAAGTCGAAAGTCGAAAGTCGAAAGTCGAAAGTCGAAAGTCGATTACTCGATCACTTCGATCTCCTCTGGTTCGCCCAAAGTCGGAGCTGGCTGTCCGAGCCGTGCGGCGTATTTCGCCATCACCTCATCTGGTTCTGGCAGCGCCGGTTTAGCGTCGACACGAACCTGGACTTGCTCGGTCTGATCCTTATAGCCGAAGTGGTTCTTCGCCAGGAATATCCACTTCACGGGATTGCCCTTCTCTTCGATCAGTGAGCTTTCCCAAATAACTGCCAAAAAGTCGTAACATTTTTTTAGCGTAGACCTGCTTTCTGGTGTAAGTATTCCGCCTCTAAAGTTGTCATACTTCGGAACATTGTTCACAATCCCCCAAAAAGCTTGTCTATCCATTCCGAACACAGAAGCAAGCGATTGGACCATCGGACGCATCTCGTGCTTATCGCACATTTCCAAAAACTCAGTGAACGCCCTTTCGATATCCTCAGGGTCGCTAAGATCGGGATTCTCGATCTTCAGGATATCGATACCGAATCTGATCACTTTCGAATTGGTCTTACCATCAACATTCGACCCAGCGAGAAAGTCAGAACCAGCGTTCTTCCTACCGCTCCCTTTTCCTCCCAATAGAATCACCTCGATTTATCAAGAGTGCTGAAAGTACAAAAAATTGCTATACCTCTTTATATATAATTATTTATTATTTTCTTTATATATAAGAATAGATAAGTAATTATGTACTTTATGCACTTTAACTTACATTTGCACTGTTCAAGCCAAATTCAACTTAGTGCAAAAATTTGAATTACTTGCTCTTTGAGTGCACAAAAATTGCACTGGTATTATTTCAATTTGATTTTTCCCGTCTTTTTCGAAGAACCATCGGCTGATTTTTTGCACTGAAGTGCAAATTTGTTAGTCATGTCATCATCTAGTAATTCAATACCATTGAGATAGGTTTTTCCGTTGCTCCTCTTGCTGAAAATACCGAAAAGTCGGAATTCCTTATTCATTGCCTGACTCGTATATTTCGGGTAGTCCTCGATGTTCTCGCAATACGCATCGAAGCATTCTTTGAACTCGTTGGCGAGCACTCGAGCGCTCGGTTTGAGCGTGCAATACTTGCGCAAGAATCTATTGAGCGGAGTACCGCCAGTACCCTTGTATTGCTCGGTCGCTTCCTTGATGCAATCGGGTTCGTTAAGACCTTGCTCGAGATACTTGTAATAGCCTCTAAGAAGCCATCCGAACACTGTGTATGCACCGCGCGGTGAAGTGAATCGTTTCTTCAACTCAGGATCGCGTTCGCTCGCGTCGAAATGCCTATCGAATGAGATAACTCGGATGCGGTCGGATGTGAATACCGAATCGTCCTCGACCTGCGGTAAGTTATTGCAACTCATCCACATGGTGAATTGCGGCTTGAAGGTGAATGGCGAGCCGTATTTCTTGCTTGTCGATTGCATATCGCAGCTCGTGAGCGATTTTACCTTCGATTCATCGAGCTTCCTGTCCTTCGGTGGCTCTGAAATCATCACGACGCGCTTACCGACGAGCGATGCAAGACCTTCGTCTGCACCCGTGTTCTTCGTACCTGCGAGAAGGAAACCACGCTCCGCGGTCGTAGCATAGCTACCAAGAGCATGTTGCACCGAGTCGAGCAGCGTGTTCTTACCATTACGGCTACTAGAGCCATAAGCGACGAACATGCACTCCTCAGGATTGCCGCCGATGAGCGAATAGCCGAGAGCACGTTGCAGATAGTCTACCTTTTCCTTATCGCCGCTCATGATCTCTAGGACGAATTCGTACCATCGCTTGTCCGGCTCGAAATCAGTGCCCCATATGCTGTCAACGTCTGCGTTCACACATTGCGTGATATTGAATCGTCTTGCGTCGTCACCGTCGTCGGCGCAGAGATGAGCGGTCGTTAAGTTGTAAGCTCCATTGAGCGTACCGATCACCTTATTTGCTGAATTGAGCTTTTCTTGGTGCACGGTGCGGATCCTGCAGAAGAGCTTCGCTACCCCGTTCACGCGTGAGCTGCTAGCTGAGCTTTGAGCGTAGTTCAAGAACTTGTTCGCCATCTTGGCGTATGTCGCATCAGCACCTTGCGCTCGAGCGATCATATTCTGCGTCCATTTGATGCGTGTTTTGCACAGTTGCGCTATCTTTGACACGACATGATCGATATCCTGATGCTCGCAAAACATGTCTTGTCCGTATGGCGCGATGATCACGTGAAGCTCAGGGCACCAACGAAGAGACGGGTTAAGCTCGACAAGTTCATCGAGCGTTTCGATATCAGTCATGCCGAGCTTATTGCGGATAGGCTCGCGTGCATCGAGCATGCGGAATATCTGCGCTTCTTCACCACTGATGATCTCTTCGTTCGCCAGTTCATAATCTTCGATCGAGTAATCCATGACTTCCATCCTATTCGATCGTCCCGAATTTGATAGTTTGTGCGAGCAATAAGCAGCAAAGCCACACGCCCGTGCCTATCGCTACGCTCCAATCGATAGCGAAACAGAGCGAGATCAGCCATGTGACGAGAAGTGTGAGCACCAACCATATCGGATAGACCAGGTAAGGCATGATGATCGCGAGCGCTTTTGCAAGCACTACAACGATCCTTAAAGCTCGTACTTTCAAACGTGTGATCCTGTCTTTCGTTTTATAGTTCATCGTCGTTCACCTCACCTTCTAATATCGCGCCACAGTGTTCGCATTCGCTAGCATATGGGTCAACGTGCTCTCCGCATGCTTCGCAAGCGCACGACATTGTCCAGCAATCGCCTTCAAATAAAGGCTTAGAGCCGTGAGTTCCGTGGCATATGACCTTCCTTACTGTCTTTCGTTCCATCTTTCGATTTCTCCCTTCAATTAAAAGACCGACGATAATGTCGGCCATCAGATCAGTTGATTTCATTTTTGCTCACACTCTAGAGTTTTCATTCGCATTCCTCCTGTAGCCATTGAAACATTGCATCCATGCATACTGCCTCATCATCTTCTAATTTGTGGCATGTTACATAAGCGGGGCAATCCCCGCAGTAGCCGAAATGCTCTGAAATAAACCACGCCAGCTTCTCTGACGATTTAGTTATGCGCTCGAAATTAGTCACGACGCTCACCCCACTTACAGAAGCCATCAGGCTCGACAAAAGCATCATCGAAAAGCGCGCAGGTCTCGTTGGTGTTGAACCGCTTGCAATCCCGACACCTTACAACCTCTTCAAGAACGGGAAGGCCGAGCAGATACGTAAGCGGATCATTTGGAAAATCCGTCATTTTCCGCTTCTCGTGAACTTTTACAACATATTCGCTCATAACTCCACCCCTAACTCTTCGAGCTTTTCCCGCCACGGCCTTATACAATCCTCAATCCATTCGTACTTGTGCTCATGGTCAAGGTCTGCCGTGTATTCGTAGCTTCCAGCCATCGTTTTGATTTCTTCCAGCATGCCTCTCGCCACATCTGAGAGCTGCTGGTAGCTTTGCTCGATAGGCTCTTGTTTAGGTATCCATCCATTGCACCAAGGGCAGTTGTTTTCATCTCGGTGAATACTCGTAGAGTGGTATGTGCATATATCCCTATCGAAGCTACCCATGCATGCTCCACCGCGCTGCTTGAACGGTTCGAGCGCGAACTTTCCGCAATTACCACATGTCTTATCCATAGAAACCAACTCCTTCCAGGCACAAGGCAGGCAAGGCTTCATAGAGCGTTTTGCCATATCGATCAATCATGTACGGGAGCATTACCTCTTCGAGATCAGCCTGACCTGTCTCGATCAAAGCGATCTGTGCATCGATCCAGTCTTTGACGTTTCGCCACGCCACCCGTTCGGCTTTAGCGCGATCAGCCTTGATGCTTTGTTCGGAAAGTATGTGCTGTACTGCTTCTACACGAACCGGAAGAGTAAAAGAACTACCCTCTATTTCGAATGAGATACTTGTCGGTTCTCCACCCTCGTTATACTCAGTCATGATTCGTCGCGCTCCATGCTTAGCAAGGATCTGATTGATCTCCGATGCTGTCTTCGATGCAGGAATTTTGGTCGTGTAGTTTTTGATAGGCATCACTCCACCACCTTCGCGCCACAGCCGCCACAATAGCGGTCGTTATCGTTGAGATACCAGCCACATTCACTACAGCCCTTGTAGCTTCCCCTGTTCTTACACGTCCGCTCTGCGCGGGTGTTCCAAGCTTCGATGGCTTTGCGCTCAGAATCAACGCCTGAGAATGTAGGACCTGATGCACCGCAAGAACACAAAACCCACGATTCGCCAACAGCCGTAATGGTTCTCGTATGATGGACTTCTCCCGGTTTGGCAAACGGGCACGGTTTAAGTTCGTTACTCATCCTCGACCACCTCATACGTTTGCTCGAAGATGTCGGGCTTGCAGGGGTAAAACTCACCTTTTACCCCTTTGATGATGAAGTCACCAACGCTTGCATGGTGGTCTCCCTCCAATGTGAGAATCGTAAGATCTGCAACACATGGAGCTGCTCCGACCTTCCATGCCGCATCGTGATATTTGAAAGAGGCAGATTCGCGTGCAAACTCAAGTATCTCCACAGTGTTCATGCCGTCCCATTGGATTGCTTCGATCTCTACTGGCTTCTTTCTGTATTTAGTCATGGTTATCACCTCTTAGATCACGCCCGCACATGGGGCAGAAGTTGAAACGAAAAACAGCATCAGGCTCCAAGTCCTCAAATTGGTCAGTGAAGAAACCGCACATTACGCCGTTTTTCCCTGTGTCAATATTGAACGTATGCTCGATGATTATTGCTGGGTCTGCGCCTGCCCTATCTGGGTTCCAGTTAGATGGTGTCATGGGGCGCAGGTTTTCGCAGTATTCGCAAGCCATAAGGCATCACCACTTTTCAAGAACTCATTTAGCTCGTTAAAACACTTCTTGCACAGCTGCTTCTTTTTGTACGCTGACTGCAACCGGGTGCCGATCACGATGTATCTGTTGATTGGAATAGCGCGACAGTCGAAGTATCTTCCGCAGCGATCGCATTTGAATGCTTTTCCCATCACACATCACGCTCCACTCGTGCGCCGCATGTTCCGCAGTAGTTCTCGCAGCCTATAACCGTTGGCGGCTCGTCCCCGTTCTGCTCTATCTCGTCAACTTCGATAGGGCATCCGCAATTCGAGCATAAGAAATGCCAGTGGTTCGCGTAATCGGAGTCGGAAGGCTTCACGATGATGTGGCACATCCTATCCCGCTTGAACGCGCTGCCGCCGTATCGCAAAGTGTCCTCGTCTATGACGGTAGCGGTGACCGTCGGGTAATCGTGTTTCTGCATCATTTAATCCTTCCTAAAACGGAACGCCGTCATAGCTCTCGTATTCGATTCTTGCGATGGTGTCTATGCTGATGAACGCGGCTTGGTCGGCTGCGAACATCCCACGCTCATGCATAATCACGTTCGCGACGTACTTCTCGAATTTCCACCTTTCGAAATCTTCGTCAGTATCGAAATCGAGACGGCGAGAGTATTCATATCCCTCCTTTGTGTGGAAGATTATCTGTACGCAAGGCTTCATGGGTTTTTCCATCGTGAACCCCTCCATCACGCACCCCTCTCTATAAGGCAGCCCCATTGGGATGCCGTTGCCTTTGCGATGCCAGGAAATGTCTTGCTTGCATCTTTAGCGTTCTTCGCAACGCCACGCGACCCACCTCTTCCACGTGCTAAGCCGCCTGTATTCGATGGCAGAAAAGGCTCGTGTTCTGCGCATATTAGTGTCGCCATCAATGGAGGAAGGTTGCGCAACTATAAATGAGTAGCCTTGCTGTATGGGTCGCCAAAATTGTAGGGCTGGATTGTCTGAGATGGTTCTGGCAATCCAACTATCTTCATTGGACGCGGGTTCTCGACAGCGATCATTGGAACGTTGGCATCGAGAAATTGCATAAAAAACTCTTTCGCTTCCATAGCTTTACGATATCTCTCTTCATCTATCGAACCAGCCACGGGGTACATCCAACGCGCTCCCGCATTGCTCATGTAAGTGCATGGAGGGTGAGCAATCAATAAATCCCAACCATAATCAAGAACCTCCAACGCATCCCCCTGAATATGCCATTCAGGATGCCCACCGCTGCACGGCTGGATATCACAGCTGAACGCATCATGACCACGAGCACGGAATGCCTTGCATACCTCTTGGCTCTCTTCGCAAGCTACCAGAACCGCGCCCATTAGTTTCCCCTCTCTATGATGGCGGTGATACGGTCTGCAAGATGTTTGAGATATTCTTTGCTCAGAATAAAATCGCCTGCTCCACACAAATCGACGAGCAGTTTCTCAAAGCTGTCTGATGGGCGCTCAATGCCGTCCTCTATGGGTGCTCCGCCGAGCGGTTCGGAAAAAGGGCTGTCCTTTCTCCCGTATACGTAGCCTGAACCGTCACGGAATATGAGCATCGCACCAACCTTCCCGTTGCATCCCTCGACTTCGCAATCGAACTGCACAGGCTCCCCATCCTCGAACCGAGGGCGTGGGATGTAGTATTTCTCGATCTCGTCAGCGATAGCCTTTAGGCAGTTATTAAGATCAACGGCATACGATGATTTGTTCTCACAAACGCCAAATTCTTTGCATAATGCTTCGATTATGCCGTTCGAATAAGGTTCATCTTCTTTTTCGTCGGCTATCTCTCGCAACCTCTCATGCAGTAGTTTCTTCATCGTTTTCTCCTTAGGTATATTTTTCGTTGATATGCGCTGTGAGCTTGCTTACATCGATCGCAGCGGCAACCATAGGCATATCCTGTCTTAGTGCCATGCCTTGGGTCTTCGGGGTTCGCTTGCATCTCAGCAAGACGCTTCTTGACCAGTTCCTTAGTTCGCTCACGCTTATCAACAGCAGCACGAGCATCTGGCTTAACCTCTTCATGGCAGCTCTTGCGGTCAACCTCTTCGCCGCAATGAGGACACTTTGGCGGAAGCGGTGCATCCAAGACGGACACCATCTTGAGCAATGGCCTTCCGCATAAGCCGCAGTAGTAATCGGCGATGCCTAGGCGATTGATGATCGCTACTGGGCTGTTCGGTTTTCGATTGTGTGCCATTACTCGATCCCCATCTCCCTGTCTCGTTGTAGGTCGATAAGTTCATCACAATGCTGCAAGTAGGCTTCTTTATCGCTCAGCTCGTCGACCTTGGTGATGCAGGTAACGTAGTCGATGTATCCTTCGGCCTCGAGCTGTAATTCCATGCCGCATTCAGGGCAGCATGTCGTTGCTTTACCTGTCTGGCCTTTCCAGGTGTAATCCTCAAGGTCCTCCGACACGTCAACCCATTCCCCACAAAAGGGGCAACCAAAACTCATCACAGCGATCGCCCCTTCAGCTCTTCGGTTGCTTTGATGATGTCATCAGCGACCTCTTCCTCGGTCTTGCCGTAGATAAAAGCGATCGTCTCTTTGAGACAATTGGTAACCTCAGCATTGACGAGCAGACCGATAAGCAATTTGGACGGAGAGTCCTTTTCTTTGATGTTCTTATCAAAGTTCTCAGAGCTGAAGCGATTTGCGAAGGTGATCGCATCTTCGTAATTCGCGATGATCGTTTTTTTTGTTCGTTACACATAGTTATTCCCTCCGATTAGATGATTGGTTGTTGATAGGGGCAGTGATCCCACTTCTCGTTCTCAGGACGATCGGTAGCGTCACACCATATACTTGTGAATTCCATGCCAGCAGCTTTAAGAGCAGGCTTTATCACCTCGTTTGCAAACTGCCAATTATTGAGCTGGCAGTTATCGCACAGACTTGGCATAGCGAGTCCTTTCTTTCGCTTCAGAAAGCGATGGATTGCGGGATCTGCAGGTAAAGCAGAACGTGTAGCCGCCCTTGTAAAAATCAAGCGCTCGCTCTTTTCCGCATAGAGGACAACGCTTTGTTTCAATGTGATTCTTGTAATCACGAAGCGGTGTCTTATCAAACGGCGGTATCTCTTGCATATTCACCTCCAAGAGAAATAAAAAAAGGCTCTACATCGTGTAAAAGCCTTCGTTCGAACAGATATTTTGTTTGAGCGATTACTTAGTGCGAACACCTTCATGGATCAAAAATTCTTCGATCACTGCTTGCGCGATCGATTGAATAACATACGCTTTGATCTCACAACCTGGCGATTCTTCGTTGATGCTCTCGAAGTATTCATCGACGATATGCGACACTTCATGAACGAGCGTGCCGATGTTCTGTTCGCGACAACTGTCGCCTTTCCTTAGCAGGATCGCACCAGTGAATATGCCATTCTTGTCTTTGAATGTGGTCGCCAAGCCATGCGAATCAGGTATCTCTCCGATAACGATATTCTCGTCGAACATATCGATTTGCGAACGATATTCTTCCTCCGAATACGCAAGAGAAATTTGAATCGGTGGTAACGCAGACGAGATCGTCATGAATTGGATATACTCGATTTCTTGCTCATAGTATCCTCGCTCAGTGTTCTTGAGGATCACATGATTGACCGCCCTGTTCACGTCTCCCTGATCGAATTCTCGAAGTGCCGTTTCGCAAGCGTGGATGCAGTCGAGCAGCTCTTCGATGTATTCTTCGTCGGTCTTGCTCAAAGCCTCGCACACCTCACCGCTTTCGGAACGAACCTTAGCGGCTTGATTGATACGAGATCGCTTGTCTGTAGGAACGAATTTAGTGCGCGGAAAGATGTATTCATAACCCATTATTGCTGCACCTCGATCGCATTCTTCTTACGAAGCACGTCCTGCCAGTTTGGGTAGAGACGCTTGAGCATCCCTGCCATGATCGCCTTTTCGGGATCGTCGGTGTCACCATTCTGCAATTTCACAACGGTCTTCGTACCGTCATCCCAGAATAAGATCGTCGCTGGCCCATTGAGAACCACACGAACAACTCGTGCCTGACTACAAAACAGCTCTTTCAAAAAATCGAGCGTTTTGTTGCGACTATACATAGATTGATGCGCGATCTCCATATCCGAAGTATTCAAATCAAGGACATTAAATTTTGCTTTGATTTCTAAATGGGGTCTCTGGCAGTGATTATGTGTATTTAGTTGCAAACGCCAGTCTTCAACTATTACATGTTTCATGTTTTACCTTTCTTAAAAGAATTAGTTTTTCACCGCGTTTTGTAACGCGAACCATGTGTTTGTAAGGCTCTTTTTGACTTACATTCCAAAGTCCTCGGTGCAGTTCATCCAAGCCATAGTCGGTCTGTTGCCAATTGACAGTTGCTGCAGCCGCACCATATTTGATGAATGTATCGACGAGCCGTTCGGCGAACACGCTACGACTTGTTTGATTGCGGCTTATCGCAATGCTCTCATCGTAGGGTTCGATAAGTTCTTTCATCCGATCACCTCGCATACCTAGCAACTGAATCGACGATCTGCACGATCTCGGACTCATCAAGCGGCGGATCCATATAGCGCTCATTTGCCACCAGGGCTTGCTCGAGCATGAAGTCTCGGTGAGCCAAACAGGTGTGAAGCTGACCGCAATAGCTGACCATGCTTATATGCCTTGACCCGCTCGACACGGTCTCACGCTCTGGATCGATCATCACCATGCCAGTACGTTCATGCTGCCATTTAGCGTCCCAGATTCGATCACCGCACCTCTGAGAAGACGATTCATTCGCGTTCGAGAAATGCTTATCGAGGATCGCGTCGATACCCGATTGTGCGTCGACGATATCCCGATAAAGCACGCATGAGCCAGTGAGCAGGAAGTAGCGCCCGGTCTTGTAAATCTCCCAACCTTTACGATTGTTGCGACCCTTGAACGGTAGCTCTCCCCTGCAGATGATGTGCAAGCCGTCTCCGCTCTTGCTCACCTCTGTGTAACTCTTGCAAATTTGTACGGCCTCAATAGCGTCTTCAGTCAAAAGGCCGTCATCATCGAATGCGTGATCAATATCAATGCCAACATAGCCATCGTCGGCAAAAACGAAACCAGCGAATTCATAGATACCACCCTCAACACACGAGGTGACTTCGTCGAAATCACCCCATGTGTCAGGCTTGGTGACAGATGCTTGTTTCGATTCATAAGCACGCATTGGCATCTTAGAATCGGAGTTAGCGCATACCCACCTTGATAGTTCGCGTAATTCTTGCGGAATGTTCTGCAAGATCGTACTCACGCTATCCCTCGCTGTTCTGTTTACGGCGTTTAGCCGTTTTCGGTGTTGATGGCTGGCTCTCTTTTACAAGTCCGTCATCTTCATCGAACTCAAATACAGCTTTAGGAAAATACATGCGTTCGTTAACGACGACTTCGAAGCCTTCGATCTCATCTGAGATGCGAACGTCTTCGGCGCTTCGAACGATCCCTTCGACCGTACAAAGCTTCATAGAGCTTCCGCAAAAATCGCCATCATCGCAATCGAGCTTGTAATCAACAAACTCGTGCTCTTTGGCATAGTCTTTAGATACTTTCACAACCGAACTCCTTTCTGATGATGTGTTTGAAATGATTCAGGTCGTTCTTATCAACGACGTAATGAGGGGTTCCGACCTCTTTGAAACGTTTACGCCAAACGATTTGATCTGGCTGCACTTTATAGCCGCTGTCGCTTTTCAGCTCAACGACTATCGCTTTCTTATCGCCGAATACGGTGAGGTCAGGGAACCCCTTGTTCGTGAAGCCATTCGAGTGGTTGTTGACGATCAGGAGCTTTCCCCAGTAATTCGTTTCAACCCACTCGATACACTTCTTTTGAAAATCGGTTTCAGCCATCGACTAATCGAAGAGGTCGTCTTCGTTGTCTTCGGCATCATCTTCGACTTCTGCATCGTCAAGCTCTTCATCATCGATTTCGATCCGAACATCAGATGGCTTGAAGTTTCGAAGATGCCTGTAGAATTTGCCGTTCGGTTTGCCGTTCTTGTCACGACCCTCCTGTTCGTAAACATCAGCAATGAGCGAACAACCAAGAAGATCATTCGGATCGATTTCTCTATTACGTTCGTCATGCGTCGCCGCTTTTGCGATGTTCGAGAAGATGCCAAGAGCGACTTCGTTCGGGTTTCCGTGAGAATCGATGAAGAAGAAGTTTTCGCTCAGCGTTGCGCCGTCTTCGTCACTGAAAGTCAAACGAAGCGTGTCGAATTCTTCGTCCCATTTCACCTTCTTAACAAAAACAAGATGATCTTTACCAAGCTCCATATCCCGGAAGCCTTGCGTCAACATGATGCCCATATTTGCCCTTTCTAGTTGAATTTGACATTAAATTTGGTCGACTCGCTGTCCTTCGAATACTTCTCGAACAAGCCGTCTTTCTTGAGTGCAGCTTCGTCGATCTTCTTCGACGATGATTTGGTGAGCGTGCAAGTAACACGATCGCTTCCGAAGATGTACTTCGGTTTGTCACCGATGTTCTCAAGAGCGTATTTCTTCATTTGCTCTTTGATCGATTTGATACGCTTCTGCTTCTTCTCGATCTGCTTCTCGACGATCGATACTTCGTGTGTCAGATCGGCAAGTTCAGTGAGAAGAGCTGAGATATCGGATTCAGGATTGATCGAGTCTCGACGCAGAGCATCAAGATATTCCTTGTCGTCTTTCTCATCGAATGCAGGTGAATCACCCGTTTCGATATGCTGCGCCCACCAATCGAGCGCAGGTTCGATGTAATCCTCTTCGAAGTTTGGATAGCGCTCTGAGACTTTGAAATCACGCACAGCGGTGTTCTCAGAGCTCGGCACATACTTATCGGGATCCTCATAGTCCTTCTCTTCGAGAAAGCTCACGACCATGATCACGTCGTCGCAATCGAGCAACCACGCATACAAGGCGGCCTGCAACGCGTAGTATTCGGGAACATCGTCTTCCCAATCCTCCGCACGCTTCGTCGTCTTGAATTCGAGCACCGAGGTTACCGTGCCGTCTTCATCGCGAGTGATCGCATCCCACATACCGCCGAGAACCGGGTGTGAGAAGAAATTGCCATACGTGGATTTCATCGGATCAGGACCGTATTCATCATGCGGATCGATCAAATCGTCCATTGCGTAAGCATCCCGCATGTATTGGATCTGCTTCGGCTCGATGGCCTTGCCAGCTTTGGTGTATTTGGTTTTCTCGAATGGCATGCTTTGAGTCTTTGTGATCTCACAGAACATCTGAAACGGCGTGTTCCAGCGATTCAAACCGAGCACGCTCGCGAACCTTGTGCCTGTGAGCTTCTTAGGCCGCTTAGGTGGCGTGATGCTGATAGTGTTGTCAGTGTTCCACTGGATATCCATTACGCATCCTCTCCTTCGCTCGTATCGAACTTCTCCTTCATCTCACCAAGCTCGCGAATAGCGCTTTCACAACGCGTTTTCGTGATGCTCTTAAGATTGTCGGTTTCAGCACCGAGCGAAGCGATGAAAGCGCCGACCTCAGGATGATTCTCACCGTAGTTCTTCTTGAGCGCTGTCATTTGCTTCTTGAGCTGCTTTACCTGGAATTCGCTCGCCTGTTCATCTGCAGCTGCAACTTTTGTCGCTGCTGCTTTGCGCTCCTTCGGTGTTGCTGGCTTACGAGAGCCTGTCTTAGACGTTGTTTTCGTCTTTGTGGCAGAAGCACTAGGTGCTTTTTCCTTCTCAGGCTCACTGCCATCAGTCTCGTCGTATTCGGCGATGTCGAGGATCTGCATCTTGAGATAGCGACGCAGATACGTTTGCACCTTGCCACTATCTTGCAAAGGATTCGAGATGAGCGCACCTTCTTTGTTCGTTTGGCTTGGCATGTCAGCCCAGGGAAAGCGAAAGACGATATGCTCGTCTGGGTTGTCCGTGTTGAACAGGACTGAGAAGCCTAGGTCGTCCTCGCGAGCAATTACTACTTCGCTATCATCACCAGATTCCGCATCGAGCGTCTTCGGCGTGAATACCTGACTCTCACCAGGTTTATAGGTAAAGACTTCGAGCAATCCGACCTCGGCGAAGATTTTAGTTTGTGCCGGAACGATATCGTCGAGTGTGAAGTACTTATATTGCAAATGACGATTCTTGCCATTCTTCTCAACACCCGATTCGAGGAACTTGAGCCTTGCGATCGCAAGTTTCTGATAGATGTTCATCTTCGAATAATCGATCTTAGCCTCTACCGATTCGGCTTTAGGTGCCGCTTTAGTAGCAGTCGATTTCGTTGCCGCGCTCTTTGTCGCAGCCTTAGTTGCGGTAGGCAATTTACCCTCCTTAAAATCAGATGCCCGCTTTTCAGCGAGCGCGATGTAGAATGATTTGTCGATTTTTGGCAGTACTTTTGCTGTGTCGATCTCTTCGTTCCAGATCAAGCAATGCTCAGGTAAGCTCTCGATTTTAGCGACCGAACCATCGGCTGCCTTGACCTTGTAGAGCCGCCCATATCGCTCATCCGTAGTCGCGAACACACGATTGCACCTCTGGCGTTCAACGGTCTCAACCCCTGCTTTACCGACAGGTTCAGGAAACACCTCTTGATACACGCGTTCGTATTTGCCAGATGCTTTAGCTATGAGCTGGAATTTTGAGGGATCGTCGCAGGAATTGATCGTGTCTGCGATAGGCACACCATCGAGCAGGTAGCGCTTGAGCGCTTCTGAGACGATGGTCGCATTATTATTTATCGACCAAGCTCCGATAGGTGCGATACCTCTCACGAGATAACCGCCCTTGACCTTCTCTTTTCCATCGAGCATTCGGCAGACATAATTGTTCACATCCTTCTGCCAGATGAAATCGATACGATCTTCCTCTAGTTCGAGCGAGGTCTGATCCTGCCACCAATCATTGATGTTGAGCACCGTGTCGTACTCAGACTTAGGAATGCTGATCATTATGCCGTCTGTGTTTAGCTGGATGATCTTCAAACCATCCACGCGCGAATACGCGATCGCTAGTTCGGTGAGGCTCAGCTGACCACTGATGCACACCGATCTCGCCATCTTCGCGTCGTACATCGCGTTGTAGCGATTGAGCATGGCCCCGTACGACTTGTTGAGTGGTGATTTCAGTACATCAGAGGTCTTCTTATCGCCCCTGCGCTTCGCTTCGAAGCGTTCTGCCCTAACGTTCGCAAAAACCTCTGGCGAGGGCACAGCGCGGCTTACATAGCCGTATTCGATCATCAGCGAGGGATACAGGCTGGACACGTCGAAGTTCAGGATCAATCGATCCTTCGTAGCCTTTTCCCTATATTTCGGTAGCGCCCCATGGATGCCACCGAACCCGAATACGGTAGGACAACCGCCGATCTCAAGATCGAGCTTCGACTTGAACAATTCAGCATCGGGAATGTCCTTATCCCAAATTCGCTCGAAGAATTCCATGACCTCGTTCGGGATATAGTCATAGTCGAGCCTGTCCGGGAACACATAATCGCGTTCGTCGTCATGCTCGATTGCTTTAGCGCCCATGAACGCTGCAGCAAGCTTCGGGTCGGTCATACCGAGTGCCCTGATTTGATCGAGCTTGCCTATACCAGCTAGGTGCATCTTAGTTTCGAGATAATCGCGGCGGATCTCCAAGAGCTTTTCTGTAGCATCAACGTCGTGGCAGCAATAACGCTCGACCTCTTCGCGCTGTGCTTTGGTTAGTTTTTTCTCATAGGTGAAATCAACCGATGATTCCTCGATGCTCATTCCCAAGTGACCTTCGATAGATTTGAGCGACGTACCCTTTTGGGTGTCGTCCATGAGGTCACAATTGTTGAACCAAAATCTGAAGTTCTGCTGACACAGATAAGGATGCTCCCACGGCGTGCCACCCGCGATGATGAAGTCGTTTACCTCCTTCACCTCTTCTGGCGTGCATCCAGCCGCTATAGCTTTGACGATGTATTGGTCGTAGTGCTTCGAGTTGAAGCCTACATACACCGCTTCGTCGTGTACGTCCATATACCCGCAAAGATTAGCAGGGTCATTCCAAAAGCTCATGTAATTGCCGCTCTGGTCCTTCATCACGACCAACCAGTCGTGTGCGAACACCTCGCAGTCATACACGAGCAGTTCCAGGTCATCAAGCTTCATCGATCTTCGCCCCCTTCGTGTACTCGTCGATATAACGAGTGAAAAGAGCCTCACCGAAGTCTTGATAGTTCAGGAGCGCTTTGTAGATAGCGAACTCGACCGTGCCGCTGGTCAACATGAAGTAGTAGCTGCACTTATTGGTCTGGCCTGGCCTGTGAATGCGGTCTCTCGCCTGTTCGACGATATTCGACGAAATGGGCGGTTCGAAGAAGATGCAGGTATCAGACGCATAAAGGTCGATTCCTGCACTGCCGCTCTTGGACTGGACAACGATCGCGCGAACGCTGTCGTCATCTTGAAACTTACGCCAAATGCTCGAATCCTTGCTTCGCCCGTCAAGCACTATGTGTTTCCACTTCATGCTGTCGAGCAGTTCAGATACCTTATCGATGCTGTGCGTGAACTCGCAGAATATGACCACCTTCGAGTCGAAGTCGCTCAAGAATTCCTTGAGCGCAGTGATCTTCGGATTCGAGAATTCATGTATGCGCTTTCGTTCATCGCTCACGAACCCGCTTGCGAGTTGCCGCAGATGCAGAAGCCTGGTCACTGGATTAGGTGCGAGTAGATCGTATCCTTCGTCCAGTTCAAGGATGACCGAATGTTTAGCCATTTCCTTATAAGGCCTCTTAGCATCGCGCGCAAGATCGATGTAAAGGATCTCATCGGGTAGCTTCTCAGGAAGATCAAGACAATCCTCCTTCTTGATCGAATAGCTCAGCTCGCTGAGCACATCTTGTATCTCATCTACCTTGCGGTACTTGTATGGCTTATGCCACTGATCAAGATACGCAACACGGTCTAACCATTTGTAATAGCTATCACCGCCGAATGCGCCAGGGTATGCTGGATAACCCCTACGAGGCGGCTTTACGGGATCGATCGCGGTTATCTGCGACCAAAGATTGCAAAGCTGACCATTCGAGGTCGGCGTGCCCGTAAGCGCGTATCGGTACTTCGCTTTGAGAGCGATAGCCAAACACGCTTTGGTGCGCTTAGCGCTCGGCGACTTGATGTAGTGAGACTCGTCGAATACCACACAATCGAATCGTGCGTTCTTGTATTCGTCGCGTCGCCACACCAGATCGTAAGAAACTATCCTAAGATCGATCTTAGCCAGACTTTGCTTTTGAGCATCGCTTAGCTGCTCGATCTTGTCATACCAGCCAGCACATACGGCCTTAGGCGCAATTATCAACCCACTCGATATGCGTTTTGTTCGCGCCAATTCGCATAATCTGAAGAGCGCTGGGAAGGTCTTACCTGTTCCCTGCTCCATGAACAGTGCGAAGCCGTCGTTCAAGCGTAGAAGATTTAGAGCGGTCTTCTGATGATCGTATAGCTCGATCATCAGAACCAACCCCACACAAGATGCCCTAGCAAGCACCCTAAGCCATAAGCTATCCAAAAAGCAGATATACCAAGTAACGCAAACGCTATGACGATCTGAAGCTTTTGAGTCCTCTCTTCAAGCATTCGAACGCTCGGTCTGCGTGGTACACTTCCCTTAGGCTTCCTAGGCCTTCGAGCGCAGTTCATTTGGTCGTGGCTGCGCTCATCCATTTGTACTCGTACACGGTCCATTCAATCCCTCCTCTACTTTCATCAAGTTGAATAATCCGATCACAAACGTCTTACGTTTGATCTCAGACAGATTCGCATAGAGGTTTAACGATTCACCTGAGCGAGCATGTCTTCGATTCGGTTCTGCTCTTTGAGCAGGATTTCGAGACTGTCCTTCAGGACTCGTTTCGCTTTTGGTGTGTTGAGCTTTCCGCTTAGATAGCTGCTCATATCGCTCTTGGAAACCCGGTACTCGTGTTTCTTCTCGAGCTTTTCTCGAAGCTCCGTTTGGGTCACACCGAGATCCTTCATGAGTTTGTTGATTGCTCGTCTCATTTCCCATCCCATACATCCTCCTTCCAAACCAGAAGCCGTCATTATCTGCCAATTCATCACGAGAGAGGTCATCGCAAAGGCTCGTTTGCCGCTCGTTCCCTTACCCGATGAATTGGCTATTCTTCTTTCAAGGTGCGAGATGTTTTCTACGAATTGCAATAACTTTCTTTATTTGTTAGCTGTAAGTTATTGTTTTGTTCGTCATTAACACCTATAATCAACGCTAACAACTGAATTTCGGTATAAGAAAATAAGGTCTTTGACCTGCGGTTCTCTATTGTCTTATTCAGTTGTTAGTGTCAGTTGTTAGTATTACTGTGTTTTGTTGGATTGTCAATAGTATTTTCAATAATTGTTCATTATTTGCTAGGAGTTTATTTTGTTTTACGAGAACTTCGAACGAATTTGCGCTTCAAGAAGAACTTCTCCATATGCAGTCACGACCAGCCTTGGTCTGAGTAAGAGTACTGCAGCAGGATGGAAAGCAAAAGGCACTATTCCTAAGCAAGAAACGCTTGATGGACTTGCTCAAAAACTTAATTGCAAGGTTTCAGATTTCTTCAAGACAAACGAAGAAGTCGAAGAGCAGCAATCGCTAAACGCTCAACTTAATGCCGAAATTTATAAAGTAGAACAGCTCAACCGGCTAGTAGAAATACCCATTGAGGAACTTGACCAAATGCTAACTGAACCAATGCTGCTCGACGCAAATGTGCGCGACTTTATTTCGATTTATTCTGCAGCTACTAATCGCCAACGCAATCAACTTATGAGCATGGTCTACGACTTCGAACAGAAAGTCTTAAACCCGTAATGGCTGTAG